GTTAAAGTAGGCTCTTTCGCTGTGGTAGTGCTTATAATCTTAGCTAATTCTACCTGCTGTAACTTTGCTACTCTATCAATTTGAGCAAACTTTTCATCAAAGTACTTTTCTTTTAATTCAGATAACTCGGTTTTGTTTGCCTTGTCTTTTTTGATCTTGTTAACTTCTTCAATAAAGTATTCATTATATTTATTGAATACACCTGTAACCTTATCAAGATCATCTGACTTATGCTCAGCTTCAAGTCCATGTTTTTTAATGAACTCTTCTTTTGTTAAAATCATATCAATAACCTTTTAAAATTCTCAATCTGTTTATATTTGTCGGCTCTACCTTCTGAGTGCTTTTGTGCGNCTCTTTGTCGAGTGACTTTAATGCAGGCGTATAAGGATTAGACCCTAATACAACTGCTGAAATCTCAATTAACTTCTGTTCTTTTACTGCCCAAAAGAATCCTTTTTGCATAGCATCATCAATATTAATGATCTGTCCTGCAAATTGATTCCATACCTTAAACTCTTCATCGAATTCAGGGTCATTTATAGCTAGATCAAGTTGGACATATCTCAATCCTACACTATGTTCTTTTATTAATCCGTTTGAATACTTCTCTAACATAATCGGATCAATAGGTTTTATTTTAGCTCCTACTACTTGTGTAGTGCCTTCCTTATCAAAACCTAAATCTTTTATGTCAATCTCTTGAATAGATGTGCCTAAGTTCTCAGCAAATAAATTATCTACGCTCATTCTGTGATCCTTGATAATAGGTATCCTGTCCCCTCTTTCACTTACTGTTTTATCCCAACTACCACGGATAGAAACATCTTTATGAGAATCAAAGAAACCTACCGAGTTGCCAACTATATAGAACTCATTACTACTAAGCTCTATATTTAAAGCTTTAGATTGTGATATACTTACGTTTGAGTATACAGAGTAAGACGTAGCGAAGTTTTTTCCTAAGTCTTTCTTTGCCCTCTTTATTTCAGCCTTATTCTGAAACAAGAAACTAAGCTTATCTTGTTTGTCTGTGATCTCTTCAAGTTTCTTTAATACTAGCATATTACCCTATTTTACGCATTTTATTTACCTCATCCCCTCCATCAATCTTTTGTTTAACAGCCTCTTGCAACTCTTCCAGCTTAACCGTTTTAGAGCCTTTTAGGTCCTTAAGCTTATCTACCACTTGTTCAAACTTTTTCATACTCCTAATAGCATTTTAGCCTCATCCTCAGAATAAGCATAGTTAATAATCAATGTATTTGTTGCCGACTGCTCGCTAATCAATTTTGCCTGAAAGTCCTTTACAATATTAGTTACCTGTTGCTTTCCTGTGTCAGTATTTCGCTGTTTAACCTTAGCAACCTTTGTTTCATCCTCTTTGTCAATGCAGTACTTGAGATTTTCAATTCCGTAATTGTCTTGTATTAACCACTTATTTAGCTGCTCATCTATTTTATCACCTCCCCTGATCGCTGTTAGTAATATCCTTTTTTGTGCTGTTTCCAGGTTATTAAAAGTAGTTCCTTGCACATCAGAGAATAATACACTATCAACATCATATACACCGCATACAATACGCAAATCAATAGGCAGGGACTCGATTAGCCTTAGTTGTTCTGGTGATAAGGCTACCCTTGTAAAATCAACAGGTGAACCAGTAACATAGGTGCTACCAAAATTATGCGTACCTCCTACGCCTTTAGTAAACTCTTCCTGCATCAATTCTCTGTCATTTGGCAGCATTACTGCTTCTGATCCCTTAGGGCTTATTACTCCATTTGCCCCTCCATTCTTATAGCTTGATACTCTAGCATCAAAAGTTGCTGTACTTCCTGTGTAGGCTTTCTGTTGTCCAAACAAAGGTGATAGTCCATAATTGGACGAAGATGAAATTATATTGGTAATCTTAAGATGCAAAACATCCTTAGCGTCAGCCGTATAAGTATCTCCATTAAAAGTACTGTCTGTTATTTGGTAGCTTATTGGCGTTCCTGTTTCCGTTCCGTTTGTTGTGTTTATGTAAACATCATCAATATTGGCTATATGCAGTTCCATGTACTTATCCATGCCTAAACCGCTTAGTAATTCAGAGCTAGTAGGGTTAGCTGATACACCGTATATAATCGCATTACCTGTTACTTTTAAGAACTGATCAATCTTGTTATAAAAATCTGTTCTTGTGGTTTTTGGATTAGGTTGACTTAATAATGATACTAACCCCAAATCAACAGTATCCGCGTCTACTGGATTACCTTCTAAATCTTTAAAGCTCCTTGGTAGTGTGCTTTGTATGTCTGCTATACGTGGCACTACCATATTAATATAAGGGTTGCGGCCAAAAGCCTCACAGATATACTCTCTAAAGTTCCTTTCATTGTAGCTATTCCCTATAAAGTCAATAGGGTAGAATGTATGATCAGTCAATTTGACCGTTCTGCTTCCGCCCGAAAAGCTTTTTAATATGTTTCGTATCCTGCTAATCATTGTAAAACTTTTGTGACTGCATACCTTTTCGCGTCCATCAGGTGATTTTCCTTATCAATTGGTATATTTAACCTAACATTAGATACTTTGTCTCTCATCCATTTATAACCCCTGCCTTCTGTTTGTAAGTTCATGCTAGTAACATGGTAGTATAGCATGTACCCCTTTACTGTATCAATACCTCCTTTTATAGAACCCTTTCCTTTTCTGCAAGGTATGGCATTGATACCTTTTAATCTTAATTGTGCAATACTGTCAGGGCGTTGATTATCACAAACAACATAGCAGTTTTTATCAATATTGCTTTTAATTATCCTATCAGCTAAGTTTTTAACATACCCCTCTTCGCCTTCTTCGCTTGGCGATATAGTTACAAGGCCAATCTCGTAAATTATCTCCTTTACATAGAGTTTATGCCCCTGCTTTACGACCTCACAAACAGCGCTTACGTCATTACTAAAACCAAAGTCTAAGCCGTACATTTTCCAATCATAGTCTTCTGGGAAGTCTTCAAACAATTCAAAATTATAAATCCTATCCTCTCCCGCACTTCTCAATCCCTTTCCGTATACTAGCCAGTTAAACCTATTAGCTGTACCCTCTGTTATGTTTTTAGGATGTGGCCTTCTTTCTTCCTCTTTCAATTTTTCATCTTCTGGATGCCAAGGATTGTAAGATAATATTTTTCTTACCTCTGCATTAGGCGCTAAAGGATTATCTAAGAAAGTAGTTTTAACCAACTTAACATCCTTCCTTTTGTCAGCTACATTATAAATCCAGCTTTTCTCTTCTGAAGGATTATAATCAAGTACCCAAAATTTAGACGTCCTTTGCTCCATCTGGTCAAAGCTATTTTGTTGTACAAATATAGCCTCATTTATCCAGAGATAATCTTGCTCCATACCATGTGCCTTACCTATATTGTCATTTATGCCAACAAATCTAATCAAATTAGAGTTGTGCCTAATATCGGTAGCAGATTTATTAAATACTCCTGGAGGCATTCTGAAAGCATTCCATACTTTTTCAAAGCTTTTATATGTGGTATTCTTTAGTGTATTCAGGAAATCTCTTGATATAGTCACCACATTACCTTGTTCTTTATTAAGTAGATTGCAAAAGAACATTGATATACCAAACGTCTTACCTGACCTGCTGCTACCCTCCAAGCACACACCATTTACCCTACTAGGGTTGTCAAAGTCGCTCATAGCTTCTCTGTGAGCGTTTTCTAATTCAAAAAAGTTAGTTGTTCCCTGTATCCTTACTTCTTGCATCCTCAATAATAACAGTTACACCCTTGCTTTCTTCTTCTGTTTTTCGATCGTTACTTAATCTTTGCAATTCTTCCTCGTCTGCTAATAGTTTAAATGCAGCTATGTTTAATGTAGCACTTTCGCTTTCTTCCCATTTCTTGATAAGCTTTGTTTTCCTTGCTATCCTTTGAGTTTGTAAAGCTGCTTTTATACTCTCTAATTGTTCTAATTTATGATTATAGAAAGTGGCTTCTGAGCATTCTATATAAGGGATTAGATAAGATATTCTTGCAATCTCATTTTCTTCAATAGCTTGTAAGGCTTGTTTTTCTAATTCCTTTTTGTCGTATGCCATCCTTTTATTTATTTAAGTCTACACTCTTTGGTAACTCTTCTTTCTCTAGTGTGCTTATACCTATAGCATTTGATCTCGCACAAGCAAGTCTAAGTAATAATAGATATTGGGCTTCTGTAATGCTGCCATCATTATACTCATGGCATACTTGCAGAGCGGACAGTACAGGACAGTTATTGTTTTTGTTTTCCTCTTCCATTGTATCTTATTCATTCCAATTTGCACTTGCTTTAACTGCCGCACCATTGGTTGATGCAAGTATACTTATTGCAAACAGCGCCCCTTCGGGTATAAACAATTCAAAAAGCAATCTACTATCAACAGTTTGGTTTCCCATTGCTCTTTTGCCTAGCAAAAACCTTCCACCGTTAGCTTCATCATACCCATCTATTAGAGGGCCACTAGGTACACCTAATTGACCCGCAACAGCTACTTCTAATTTACTTTGTACTGGATTGGTTGGCCCAATAATTGGGTCTTGTGAAAAGTTGCCATCAACAAAAGTGTGATTTGAAAATGTAGGGTTTACACTAAATCTTATTTCATACTCATCATTAGTCGTTGACTCAAAAGACAAGAAAAACGACCTTAAAGCTACCCCCCCTGATCCTACTATTGATCTAAATAAGTACGCGCACTCATCGTCCCCAGTACTAATACCTGATAGCACATTACTCTGTTTGCTAGAAACACCAAAAGCTATGCCTTGTTGTGACTTTAAAGGCACACCCTGCGTTGCCCATGCTGAAAGGATAGCATTTGCTATGCCCTGATTTGTTGCGGTAGATGGATCGCTTGTTATCTTAGCTAAAACAGATGCTAATGTAGTCTCTGTTGAAAAGTCTGTATCATTACCAATAACCGTAACATCTCCACCACCTGTACCGCCTCCAGTTACTGGTGTAGTCTGTGGTGTAGCATCAGTAGATATTATATCTTCGACATACGCTTCAGCAGTTAATTGCCCTCTTTTGTCTGTAAGGTTCGTAAAGTCTATAATTTTTTGCAGCCTTTCTTCTTGTGTAAGCTGCGCATCAAATGTACTTTGATCATTATCTAAAAACTCAATATAACTATTGGCCCCTACTGTCTTGATTCTAATAGAGTAGTTATTCCCATCATAGGTGATTAATCCTGCTTCAGGGTAAGTGGTTTTTTTAAACCCTCCGATATTGGTAGTTACAGATAAAACACTATACATTTATTGTCTTTGTTAATTCAATCCAAAAATACAAACTTATATGCACAAAAAAAAACGCACCCTTTTGGAAGCGTCTTTATAACTAAAACAAATAATGAAATCAAGAAAGCAAACCTAATTAATGGCTTGAAAGATATGATTAGTGAACGCGGAGAAATTGCGCTCGACATTATTATTATACAAATGTACGTAATTTAATCGGATGTAATAGTTTTGAGCGATAAAAAAGCCTAGACTTTTACATCCAGGCTTTAAAACTAAACGAATTGCATATACTCTTTTCTTCTAACTCTACTAAGGTAAGTATTTTTCTTTTAATTCAGTTACTACCTTGTGTATTTCTTTGATAATGGATTTGTCATTATCGATAATGGCCGTGTTCGTACTGCCTAAGTTTAATATCCCCTTAAGTCGATCTCCAGTAGGATCGCCTCCGTATTCTAGGTTATGGATAACATCTTGCTGCTCTGTCTCTATGCTTTTAATGAATGAATCTGTAATTAATTGCTGGTGCATGTTTGACTGATCCCTTTTAGCTTTACCCCATTTCAATAACCTTTCAATCTGGTACTTCAGTACTTCGTTTTGCTTTCTTATCTCGTAATATCCTGCATTACTTCGTATAGATACTTCGTTCAATCTTTTGACTTCTGCTTTTAGATTATCAATCTCTCCACTTTCAAACATTTCTGCTAGCTGCCTCCATCCCTCAACAGTTTTCATATAATACACGTCTTGGTTCTCTTCTAAAAGAACATAGTTATTGTTTTCAAATTCTTCAATCTGTTTTTTTTGATCTTCAATAACATACTTTAGTTGATCAATAATACCTTGCATTTGGCCCTGCTTACTAAACCCTGAACCTTTTAATATGTAGTCTTTGCCTGTGAGTATTTTTACGGCCTCTTGTTCTGTTATTTTTTGTAATTCACAAGCCTCCACAACTTCCCGTTCCCCATATAGCCATTTTACAATAAGAATATTTTTCTCATATTTCCCCCCAACCACTGATCCAACATCAGAACGATCATATACCCCGCTTTCATCTGGTATTATTACAAAATCCCCAAGCTTAAAACTCACCTCCTCCAACTCCTTCAACCGCTTTTTGTATTCTTCTTGGGTTAGTAATGTGTGGCATTGTTTGGTAATATCCCAGTTATGAGTATCACCAACTGAATAACCCTTCGCAGTTTGCACTACATGTAT